CTGCGTATTGTTTTCTAAAATTATTGTTGTAAGAAGTTTGTTTCCAAATACCACCTTTGAAAAAATTAATACACCATGTTTCTCCATCAACATGCATATCATTATTTCCTAAATCTCCTGCTGCTGTAGAAACATCGTTACCCACCACAACAACTCTTTCAACTACTTGATGAGTATCTGATGTAAATCCTGTTGGATCTGGTTTTGTTTTTAATTCTGCGAAATGTGCCATGTTATTACTCCTTAAAGTTATTATTTATAATTTAATCTTATTAAACTGTCAACGTTCCAGATACAGTAAATGTTGCTATTTTACAGCCACCTGCTGGTGCTGGTAAAGTTGTTATAGTATTAGTTCCTGGCGCTGCTGCTAAACTTGGTGGTGCATTTCCTGCAGGTATTCTAAGTATAACTACACCAGTTCCACCAGTTCCACCATTACCTGCTGCTGGAGCACAATCACCTCGTCCTCCACCACCAGCTCCACCACCTGTATTAGCTGTACCATTATTACCATTTGCTCCATTTGTTGGCGCACCGGCTCCACCACCACCATTTCCACCAGCTCCAGCTCCAGAGGCAACATAACCACCTCCACCGCCACCAGCGTAAAATACTGGACTTCCTGTAATTGAATTTTCTTTTCCAACACCACCTGCAGCTGCTGTAGGCGTTGGAGAATTATTTCCTCCCACTGCACCAGCTCCACCACCACCTACTGATCCATTTCCACCTGGTTGATATGTTCCACCATTAAATCCTTGAACAGGTGCTCCTGGAGAACTTAATGCTGGTGTGTTTCCTACACCCGCTGTTCCTGCAGTTGCTGGAGCGGGCATACAAAATATATTTCCACCACCACCTGAACCTCCTGGTCCACCATCTGATCTACCATTTGTATTAAATCCAACACCTGTTGGATGACCCCATGATCTACTTCCACCTTTACCACCACCTGTAGAAGTAATATAACCTACTCTTGAATCTGTACCATTCGCTGCATTTGAAGGTCCACCTGGTGCCGCTGCAGCACATGCTCCTGCTCCACCACCTCCAATTGTAATTTCATTAGGTCCTGAATTTAAAATAATTTTTTGTCCACCTGGGAATGAAGTTCTATAACCTCCTGCTCCTGCACCTGATCCTGCTGCTCCTGAAGATGGATGACCTGCTCCACCACCTCCACCACCAGCTACTACTAAATAATCAAATTCTGAACCACCACCAGCATCACCAATAATTAAATTAGCTGATGCGTTAAAAGTTGCAATTTGGTTTATACCATCACTAGATGTAAAAGGTGCATTTGGCACACTATCTGTTGTTAATAAAATTCCTGCTGGTATTCCTGCTGATCTTACAATAACAATACCTGGACCACCTGCTCCTGAATCATCAGTATGGACAGCTCCACCACCACCTCCTCCAGTGTTAGCTGTTCCAGATACTCCATTTGCTCCTTCACCATAAGTATTACCAGCTCCACCACCACCAGCTCCACCAGATCCTCCACCACCAGAATCTCCAGATCCACCTCCACCACCAGCGTATGTTGTATCTGTTCCTGTAATTGCATTTGGTGCTCCTGCACCTCCGTCTCCACCACCTGGATTAGCATTTCCTCCGGCAGCGGTAACTCCACCACCTCCTCCACCACCACCTGGTGCACCTCCATGTCCAGTTCCTCCGGAATTACCTTGACCAGAAACTCCTGAACCACCAGCACCACCTGTTCCTGAACCTATTCCTGATCCACCACCTCCAGATCCACCGGGTCCACCGGCAACCGCCGTTGGAGAACTTGCTCCACCAGCACCGTAACCACCTCCACAAGCTGTTACAGTTGAAAAAACTGAATTAGTTCCTGCGTTTCCATTTGCATTAGATGTTTGTGCTGCACCACCAGCTCCAACTGTAACTGTATAACTTCCTAAACTTAAACTTTGCGATGTTCCTTGTAATGGACTTGGGCCATAACCAGAAGCTTTATAACCTCCGGCTCCACCACCTCCTCCAAAATAACCTGAACATCTACCACCACCTCCACCACCAGCGATGACTAAATAATCTATTGTTGTTTCTCTTGCAGGCCATGTGCCTGCATCTAATTGATCTATTTGTTCATTAAGACTCCAGACTCCTGAAGCTTTGTCTAATTCTTTTATTAATGCTATTCCTGGACCACCTGCACCACCGTTAGCTCCTGGATAACCAGCGCCACCACCTCCACTTCCAGTGTTTGTAGTTCCTGCTGTTCCAACACTTCCACATTTAGAGCCAGCTCCACCACCTCCAGTTCCACCCGAACCTACAGTAGCTCCTGCATTGGATCCACCACCTCCACCTCCAGCATAAACACCAGAGTTTGGTGCTCCTGGAAATTGTGGACTTACATCTGTTCCTGCTCCACCATCTCCAGCTTTAGGACCAGATCCGTCTTGACCGACTCCACCAGAACCGCCACCACCACCACCTCCATAGGATGGGCCAGTACCAGTTCCATCACCACCATCATTTCCTTGCGGTGGACTAACAGGAGGTGTATTTCCAAGACCTTTACATGTAAAAGGAGCAGTAGTAGCTCCTGTGCCTCCACCACCAGAACCTCCGTTACCTCCTGCTGAATTATTACCTCCTGATCCACCACCTTCGGAAGTATAAGTTACACCACAAGCTACTATAGTAGAATCAACTCCAGCAGTTGTAGTGGAACCACCGCCACCAATTGTAACACTTAAACTTGATTGAGCATTAATTTCTAAATTTCTAAAACCACCAGCTCCACCTCCACCACCGGAATTTCCTGGAGGACCTGCTGGTCCACCACCTCCACCACCACCAGCAACGATAGCAGTTTTAATAACACGTGTTCCTGATTGAAGAGATACGGTTCCTGTAGAAGTTTTAGTAGTTTGTGTATTTTTACCACGAGACGTTACATTTACAGGTCCAATTACTCCGCCATTGCCAGCCATAATTTAAACCTCCTAATCGTCTAGTACATCATAAGAAACAAAAAGCGTTAAATCAGAGTTTGCGCTAGCTCCCCCTTTTAATGTATCGCCTTCTTCTAAATATATTGGTGTATCAGATAAAACTAAAACTGCATCAGCTGGTACAGAAACTGTACTTGCTATTTTAAAAGTCGCTCCTGAAATTGATGCGCCTGTTGCTGCTGATGTTCTTGTTGCTTTAGTTACTTGAACAGTTACATCTGCTGCATTTGTTCCATCAATATTTGCAACAGTCATTCTATTTATTTTTACTAATTTACCTGTAGAAATTAACATAAGAGAAGTAGTAAGAGTTGTATCTAATTCAAACCCTTGCGATTCTCCGTTAATTGTTGCTACATTTACTATATTTGGTGCTGCCATAATTTACTCCTTTTATCCAAAAATCATTGCCATTGCAATAGCCTTACCCGTAGAAATTCCTGCATCAGCGAAAGATAAATTACCTGAAGAATCTGACACTAATGCTTGTCCTGAGGATGCGGCATCGGCTGTTGGTAAGTTTAAAGTGAAGCTAGATCCTACAGTTGTTGCTGCTCTTAGACCAACATATTGACCTCCAGTAGCATCCTGAAATCTAAGTTCATTTTGATTTACTAAATTTATTTGTGAAAACTCTGAAAATACATCTACAATATTTGGATTTGTACCGTCATCAGCTTTAGCATAAACAAATTTTGTTCCTTTATCTGTAGCAGAAAAAGTTACACTTGTGCCTGATCCACTTGTGTATTGAAATTCTACAGTGAAAGCACCACTCGTGCTGTTTTTAATTATATAAAAATTTTCTACGTCTAAAGCAATTGAAACTGTAATATTACCTGTAATGGTTCCTGTAAGTTCTATTATTCTATGCGCAACAGTTGCACCAGTAGAACCATCAGAAACATTTATTGGTGTATCGCCAGTTCCGTTTACAGCTTGTGATTTATAACCACCAACAATTTGACTGACTATTTGTAAATTTGTATTTGTTTTATCACCCCACAAACCAGCTTGTTCGCCGGTCACCATTAATTCGACACCTAAGGGTGTATAACTTGAAGGCATATTTTATCTCCTGTTTAAGCTGCAATATCTGTCCACGTTACCGTAGAACCAGTATTTACATCACTATAAGTTACAGTTGAGCCAGTGTCAACCTTCGCCCATGCTTGTGCATTAGCCTGACCTAGTTCAACATTTAATGTTATTCCATCTAGTTTAACAACTGCCGTTTGTTTAGTAGTTACAGCACCAATACTAGATGTAATTTGTTGTCCTGTAACATGTGCTGTAATAGAAGGCGTAGCTACAGCACTTCCTAATCCCACAGATATAGCAAATCCAGTAGGTCTTATTGTAATATCAGCAAAAGGAACAACAGTTCCAAGACTTACATTAACACCTATTCCATCAGGTTGTACAATTCTATCTGAAACAACACCTGCATTTCCGAGTGCAGAAGTTATTGATTGACCAGTGAGTGATACAAATTCATTATCCGATACAATTGGTGTGCCGACTGCACTATTTATTTGTGGTGCATGAATATGAACGAAAGTTGCATCTGCTTCTATATCAACAGTTCCTATACCAGATGTAATTAAATTATTAGAAACTGTGGCTTTTGCTCCAGCTTTTGCTGCAGCAGTTCCTAATGAAATAGTTGTTTGCAATCCAGTAGGTGCTACTGAATAAGCGACTCCCCAAGCGAAGCTACCCCATTCTTGTCTACCCCAACCTACATTTAGTTCAGCTGTTGTATTAACAGATCCAATAGAACTTGTTACTGATAATCCAGATACTCCTACAGTAATAGAATTTTGTTGACCCCACGCAAGCTGACCCCACTGTCCGTTACCCCAACTATCTGGTGCAGCCATATTCTACCCCCTATGCTAATCTAATAATAGCTAATGTGTCAGTAAAATTTGGAAATTGTATTGTAAAAGTCCCTGATGTTGAAACTTTGTTCGAAACAAAGTCTAAAACTGCAACAGATTTATTTGCTTGTGATGTATTGTAAATCAATGCACCCATAGCAGTAATTGTAGCAGTTAAGTATGATAGATCTGCAAAGTCTACTATAGCTGTTGTTCCAGAAAGTTTGTGTGTTTGACTTTGTAAAACTTTACCACCAGATGAGTAGTCTCCTGTTGAGTCAGTAACCTGACCTGCAGTTGTAAAAGATGCTAATGATGGTCCTATAACTGATGAGTCAGTATATAAGGCTAATTTAAATTTATTACCACCAGATGCATCAAAATTGTGTGTTCCACTTAATAGTTGATTTTTAAATGAACTTGTAATTGCACTTGTTGTTATTGCCATAATTTTAATCTCCTGTTTATGGTGACGGTGAATCTATTTTTATTCTTATCGCACCATTAAAATAATCGTCTCTTCTTCTTCTACCAATTTGCTCGACAGCATACTTGGATATAGCATTTGTATACTGTTTTTCGTAATATTGCAACATATCCAAAGGCCCTTTCAAATAACCAAAAGCTTCTATTAAACATGCATATAATAAACCATTTGGAAATCTTTGACTTAAATAAGTTTGTGTATTTGATGAAGATAAACCATCTGGTTTTGCCACATAACTAGCTTGAATAGCAAATGTAGTATTTGGTATGGGAGCAAACATCAAGGTATCGTCATCAAAGTTAGCGTAATACTTTGGTACACCAGTAGCACTTGCAGGATTAAACTCATCAATAAAAGTAGTATCTCTTTTTTCTAAATAAACTTTATCAGATCCACTTGTTATTTGTAATGCTCTAATAACTAATGCACCAGTTGGAAAATTTAAAAATTTTTGTGATGTCACCATAGTTGACGTTGCATATCTTCTATCTGCATCAGTATTTACGTCTCTTAATATTCTTTCTTCAGCATCTAAAATAAAACCGTTTACAATCGCATCTGTAAATACAGTGCTATCTACTTCTGTATAGTTTCTTATTTTTGTAACTAAATCTGAATATGTTATTCCAGCCATTATGTAACTACCGTAACCTTTCCTATTCTACTTAATACATCTAATCTTCTTCCAGGTGCAAGAGGCATCATACCATTAGAACTAAAAGTTGGTATACCCAATGTCCCCTGAAAAGATCCGACATCTACTGTCATGTTTCCAATATTATGTTGTACTCTTGTGTTTCTTAAAGCTTGTGGATCTCCTCCGTAAACCTTTGGATCTAATTGAGGTGATTTAGGCTCATACTCAGATATGTGAACCAAAGCACCGTTCCATTCTTTGACCATTTCAAGATACGGAAAAGCTTGTCCTGATCTATCTGATATAGACAATGCGTATTTACCTTTTGCAAAAACATTAGCCATTATGTTACCGTAGGGTAGTATTGTGCTGGTGTAATAAATGTACTGGATCTTGATCCATCTTCATCTAAAGCACGTTTAATTTCATCTTCATAGTAAAGTTTCAAAGCTTGAGTTCTTTCTGGAGTATATTTTTGAGAAAGATAAAAAGCTAAACCAGATATCATGCATGGTATCCATCTAAATGGTACATCAGCATTATTTGTGTAAGCTCCCGCGTCTTGTATTCTTTGTAAAGAATAATATTTTAAATGTGTGTAATTTTGTGCGTCAGGTGTAATGTATAAAGTAATTAACGGTGTAGCTGTTCCTGTTGTAACTCTTTCTACAAAATATTGAGATGGAGTTCCTGTTGATCCTTTATTAGGCAATGCTGCATAAGTTGATCTATCTATTTTAGTTATAGATACATCTGTAGTAGCAGATCCAGGATTTACAGTTGTTCCACTGTTAGAAATGAAAGCTTCTAAAACATCACTCGCACCAGCAACCGTTGAGTATTGAGATTGACTAGCTACAAGAGCTACTGCATTTAATTGAATTTTCCAAAGATGTACACCACGATTACCCCACTCAGAAAATAAAACATTAAGAGATCTTCTTGCTTTTTTTAAATCATAACCAGAGTTAGTTTGAATTCCGCATCTCTCGTATGCTTCTTCAACTATTTCATCGATTGATAAATCGAATGTTGCTGTTCCACTGGTTGCCATTCAAACATATCCTACTTTTTAAGTTCTCTTACGATTCTTCTTTTTTCAGCTTTTAAATTTCTTGCGCCTTTTCTAGTTCTTGCTTTTTCAGCATCAACTCTTCCAAGCTCTTCAAGTCTATTCATTCTTCTAGTATTTCCACCTCTTTTCATTTTGGATGGTTTTATTGGTGCAGGTGAATGCTTTGGTTTATTTAATAAATAGTATTCATAACTTCCTGGTTTAGGTGCTTTACCACCTTTTTTCATTCCAGAAGCTCTTACTTTTCTAGCAGCTTCCGCAACTCCGCCACCCATTCTATTTATTTTTTGATTTGGTCTTCTGCCAAATTTACCGTATGACTCATTTCTTCTGTCAGCCATAGTTTGTTTTTTACCAGATTCTTTACCTCTTCTCATACCTAAAGATTCATCTTCTCTAGCTTTATACCCTTGAGTCATGCCTCCAGCTTTCATTTTACCTTTTGCAAGTTTACCTAAAAGACCCATCATTCCAGAACCCATTAATTTTGCTCCTGGACTTTTTTTGCCCTTTTTTTTCATCATCAAAGCACCAAGCACTGCTTTATGAACTTTACCACCTTTTTTCATATTTGTTGGTCCTCTATCTTTTAACATAGTAGGCATTCTTTTATTTTTTTCACCAACACCGTAACCTCTTGAGTACATCATACTTCCTGATCTACCACCCATGCCACCTTCTCTCATACCCATGGCCATTCTTTTGTGCATATTAATTTTTGATTTATCCATAATATCTCCTTAAAATATTCCTTTAAATCCAGTACCTCTAGTTGCAGCACCAGAACCAGGAACTCTTTTCTCTCCACCAAATGGAACCATTCCGCCGTCTGCTCTATTGTAAACTGTTTTTTTATAAACATCCATGAAAGATTTACCTTTACCTTTTACACGAATTCCTTTTTTAGATGTCTTACCTTGTTTTTGTAGGTCAATGACTCTAACATTTTTGTCAATGCTACCACCTTTATTATACTTAGAAAAATCTATTTCACCGCTATCTATCATTTTACCGAATCCCATTTTTCTATATTTAGATTTAAGACCTTCTCTAGCTCTATCATCTTTCATAGGATTTTTTCTAGATTTTTTCTTGATACTACCACCACTTTTTTTCTTGATTACACCTCTACCTATCAATACATCTTTCATTGTAGTTTTTCCATCTCCTGATAAATCTGGAAAACCACCTTTTTTCATACCCAACATTTTTTTTGCTTTTTGTATATCTTTTTGTGTTAATCTATCTTTATCTTTCATTTTTCTAGCATAAGAGTAAACTTTACTTCTTGCTTCACCCTTAGTTCCAGAATCT